GGAAATTAGACGGGCATCAGTCTTGTCGATACCCTGTGCTCTCTACTGCAAGGAAGCCTCCATGAAAATACAGATAGCTATTGCCATTTCTACCCTCGCCGTTATTGGCGGATGCTCCTCCTACAGCGACCGAGGCGTTGCTGACACGGGCGGGCGGGAAGTTTCCGATAAGGGCTACACCGTCAGCTGCGACGCCACCCCCAAGAATCAGCCAGGTTGCTATCAGCGCACCGGATCTTCCTGGGGTTGGGGCGGGCTTAAGTTCAGTGTTGGTAACTGACTTCGCAGGCAAAACCTCACCGAGTGATCAAACCCCAGAAACAGAAAACCCCGAACGTGTCGGGGTTTTCAGGTAGAGCCTGCTGGTCATCATACCGGCCAGCCCTCCTCCACCATCGCCGCAGTGATCGAACCATCCGCCACCGCGCCGAGCAACGCATCTTCCCGATCAAAGCAAAGTTGCGTTCGGTCGCTGACGGCATCGGCGATGATCAACACCTGTGCGGCTGGAAGGTCTACGAAGCCTTCCGCCGTTTTCCAGCGCAAAACGAAATCCGTACTGCGCATGGCCTTCAACGCCGCGCCCGTGATCAGCGTCTTGCTGCGGTCGTCGGTGTCGAAGCGCATGTTGTTGATGGTGATGCCCGCGATTTCGGCCTGGTAGCGGCGGGATTCGATGAGGTTTGCCCATTGAGCGGCAATTGCCTCGTCCCGCTCCGTTTTTTCGGCAGCAGTCATTGCGACCTGCTTTCGAGCGACCTTGACGACCTTTCGATCAGGGTCGAGGGTGAAGACTTCGGCACCCCACTTTTTGTTGGGGGCCAGTTCGCCTTCGGTGTTTTCCTCTGGCCACCATGCGCAGTTTTGGACGCCCAGTGCTGGGTCGGTCCATGAGAGGTCGGCTAGGGATTCTGGCAGCAGGTTAACTAGAAAAGCAGGAAGCAATTCTCGGGTGACTGTACCATTCTCGACTTTGATCATGATTATTTCGCTCTTATGTAAGCGGTAAGCCCATTTACCGGAATATACGGCACAGCAAAAGACGTAGCTGAATCATAAGAATATCTAGGCCAGATCATTCCGTAGGAACTCTTAGCCGCTCCGATAAAAGCATTACTTACATAGGTCAATCCCGTCCAACTGTAGTCATGATACCAAGGCGGCGTAGGACGCCAATCATAACCATCCAATGAACACAGGGCCGGTCTAGAATTCAGACCTGGGAGTGCGAAAAACATACCGTCCCCATAAGTCATAAATTTAACCGAGCTTTCCGTCCCCAAGCTACCGAGCGAATAAGAGATGCCATCTGTTGAAACTGCAGTTACAGACGCAAGAGAGCTAGCAATCACAACCAAACCACCACTCGCGCATATGGTATACCAATTAGCTCCAGGTATAATTTTAGACTGCCAGTTAACCATATCATTAGAGACAGCTATTTGCTGAGTACCAATCTGCAAGAGTACCATCACACCACCATACACAACACCCTCAGACCAAAAACCAGTACCCGGCAAAGATCGCTGTACCCAAACGTCAAACCCGTTAGCGGACGTAAAACACTTATCACCCAGCCCAGTTACCAAATACGTACCATTTAGATAAAATACATTTCTCCACGCCCCTGCCACCGGCAAAAACCTAGCCACCCATGTTAGGCCATCTAGAGACGTATAATATTTATTGGACAGCATATCGCTTGAACTGGAAGTGCCAAAAGCGAAGAATATCCCATTAGCAAAAACTAAAGCGCTAATTCCATTAGAAAAAACAACCGGGGCGGACGATTTCCAAGTTACCCCTCTATCCACACTGACATATGAAACATTTGATCCACTGGTAATACATACACAAATCCCGTTACCTCCTACAACATAGTTAAAAGTCAAACTATTAGGAAAACTAAATACGGGCTGTGGAGGATTTTTATTCATCGGAGCTTGCTGTCCTATCTTTGCATACAGGCCAGGAAAGTCAGCTTGCAAATAATCTCCGCCATCGGCCTTCAGATAACCTGGACCAGGGTCATTGCTTCGTAGTGTGATATCTCCAATAGAGGGCGTACCGGAGGCACGAGGTAAACCCAATGGGTTACCAAAAGGATTCCCCATCTCTCTTGCGGTCATAGATCACCCCTCTCAATAGAGAATACAATTCCTGCTGCCAAGGCAACCTGAGAGCCGACGTAAAGGCTATCACCAGCTTCCAGATACATAAGATTTGAAGAACTGATATTACCGAATGTTGTTTCCGGGATAGCGGTAGTTGGAGCCAATGTATAAGCGGGCATCAACTCGGAGTCTTTAATCCTGTAAAGGCCGTCGGTCTTCACAACAAACAAAACCAGCGAAGTCGCCGTTACAGTTCCCCGGGGCATAGCGGTGATCCGAGATACCACGGCGCCGTTAACGCCAGCAGTTGTAAGCAGTTGTGCACCGACAACCATATCAGAACCAATGCCACCTAGAGCAGTAGTAACAACTGCCGATTGAGTTTTGTACTTCTGGACAAATGGCGCAGTAAAAGTATTGGACATGATGGTTCCTTAAAATGAAAGGGTAATGGCTTGAAACAGGGCGAGATTTCCAATGGAACCAGGAGATGCCTCCGCAACTGCGGCGGAGGCGGCAGCATTGTTAGCACTGGCGACAGCAGACTTTTTCGCATCAACAGCTGTCGCCGAAGCCTCTATTGCGTCGCTTGCATCCACCGCAGTTTTGTTAATGAAAGCGATCGCGGCATTGATTTGCGGCACCATCGCTTGCTGAGCTGTGAGGGACGCACCCGCCTTTATATCAAAGACCGTTTCAGAGTCCGTAGGTAGGGGTGGGTCAGGAATCGGATCAATCCGTGGTGGAATCGCCATTACATTAAACTCCTTACTTCAAGTGTATATTCAGACCGATTATAAGTAGGCAGCCCCATTGCAAGCCTGTCGAAGCGACCCACGATAATGGTGTAATCGAGATCTTCGCTTCCGACATACAATGCGGCCGTGTCTTTCAGCAGATTAAGTGTGCGCAATGAACTTGAAACCTGATCGCCCGTCATCACGACATTGAAGTCGACGTAACGCCGCTCCCCGCCCGGAACAATATTGACGTTACCGAACGCATCTTCCTTGATATGGGAGTAACTTTCGCTGCCCAGGCTGGTGCCATAAACCGCAACGCCGATGGTTTTGGTCATGCCGATAACCAGCATGCCCACTTGTGCGACGCTGCCGGGTGCGCTGATGATGAAACGGATATCGGCATTGTTGAATGGCGGCAGGTCGAACTGGGCGACGTTATCCCGGGTAACAAACTGCCCGAAGTAATAGCGATACCAGGTGCCCCCCGCCTTGCTCGATATATTGAAGGTCTTGTCGTATACGGGAGTGGTACTCCCGGGCACGGTCATCACCACACGGACGCTAGCCCCTCGTACCCCCACCAGGCCGAACGAGTTGATTCGAACGCCGGGTCGGATGGTCAGGTCAATGCTTTCGGGGTTGGTGGTGAAACTGCCGATCATCCATGTGTTGCCCTGACGCTTGTTGAACATCTTCCAACGGTTGGTGGGCCCCAGGTTCAACCATGCAGCGGGCGTTACGGCATCGGTTTCCGGGTTTCGTCCGGTGTGCGCCACCAGCGCCTCGTAGTTGATGTGATTAAGCATCACACGGGCGCCGATGACGTAGGCCGTGCGGACATCCCAGGGTGGGTTGTCTTTTTCCGGCACGTTGCTGGCGACGATCTTGTCGACGGTTATTTCTACGGGTGGAACCACCCTCATTATGCTCATGCGGCCACCTTCGTCTGGATGGTGCCGACGATCTGCACGCCAGAGTCTTTCATCTGCCGCGTGCTGTTCGCCGTCTGTTCGATGAATTTGCCGATCCAGCTCAAGCTGCCTTCCATCTCGGCGCGCAACTGACGCAACTCGGCCACGGTTTCGCTGGAGTCGCTGCCACCACTGAGCAACTTCATGGTCTGATTGGCGTTGTAGATCCGGCTCGGGCCCGTTGCTTCAAGCTCTGGCCCGTCCTCGCCCACAATGCGCAAACCGCCGAGGTGATTCCCGCCCGTTGACAGGGCCTGGACCTCCCCTTTGAGCTTCACGGTGTTCGGTATTTCCCCGTTGCTCTTCGCGGCGTTGGTGATCGCTTCGCTCAGATCGCTGTAGCTGAGCACCCCGCTTTGCAACTGATTGACCCAGTAAGCCAAACCTGCTGAATCAGCGTCACGCCCCAACACATCAAGGTAAGCATCCTTAACAAACTCGGTATTGTTCTGAGGTGTATTTGCCGCTGCCGAACCCGCAGGTTTTACCGCCATTGCAGCCAGGACCGCCGAGTTCAATGCTCCAAGCGCCGCCGTCACACTGATTACCGAAGTGTCCACGCCGTTCAGGGCATCCAGTTGCGATTGAGCGAACTCGAGCTGTTTGTCCAGCTTGCCCATCTCGGTGTCGTACTGGAGCTTGGCCTGCTTGATCTGGTCCTGAACCGTTTGCAGCAACTGCTCTTGCGCCGTGAGCTGGGTGCCGTTGATGGCGTTCAGCTCGGCGACGACGTTCGCGGTACGGCCCTGATCCCGGTTGAATGCTTCCAGTGAGCTGTACAGATCGGTGTTGTTCGACGTGACTGCAGACAGCGCGTCGTCCAGCCCCGTAAAGCCTGTCAGTGATCCGCCAGCGCGGGCCGTGGCCAAGGCGCTTTGCAAGGTGGCTTGGGCCTGGCTGTGCAGCATTTTCACAGCATCGTCCGAAGTGCCGAGTAATGACTTGAGCGCGCCTTTCAAAGAGTTGCTGACCGCCGTCATGGCAGAAACATTGGACTGAGCCGTCGATGCCATATCGTTGAGGGAGGCGTTGCGAGCGTTGTAGGCGTCGGTCAGTGACTTTTGCTGGCTGGAGACTGCACGCTGAACGGCGCTCATTGCTTTGGTCACGGCACCATTCAAAGCTTCGGCCTGTGTCTGGCTAGCTGCGGCCGCTCGCTGCTCAAGAATCGTGTAAGACGCCGCCGCACTCCCGGACAGTTGCGTGAGCGTGGCAAACATTTTCTGCCCGGCTTCGGTTGTCAGGTCGAGGCCATCGATAACAGCTCGAAACGCCTGACGCGAATCAGGCAGGTCGACTTTCTGGTCTGCGAACTGCTTGGCCACTGCCGAGAGGACGTTGTTCGCCTTTTCCACGTCGGTGTAGAAGTTGTCGTAGTAGGTCGCCGTGGCCGTCTTGAACGCGTCAATGCCGCCTGCGATCTTGACCAGGCCTTCCGACATCTTGCCGCCGGCAACGGATACGTCGTACAGCTTGAGGTTCAGGGTATTGAACGCGTCGTTGACGGTGTAGAGGTTATTGACGAAGTCGGTCAGGCCTTCGAAGTCGTAGCCTGCCAGGCCAGCGCCGGTTGCGGCATCGATGGCCGACGTCATGGAGTCCGCGACGCCGCCGAACCACTTGCCGATTTCCGCCTGGATCTGCTGGTCAGTCTTGTCCTTAGTGCTGATCTGCAGCGCCGCTATGTTCAGCCCGTTAAGAACGCCATCATTCAGGGTGACGTTCAGACGCTTGTAGAGATCTTTTACCGCGCCTTCGGTGGAGTCGTAGGCGTCGTCGAGTGATTTTTGGGTTGCTTCGTCGAGTGCAGAGAGCTTGGTGCGTTTTTTGTTACTACCAAACAGACCGCCGCTCTTTTTCTGGTACTCGAAGGAGTTAGCATTCAGTTCACCGCTGGTGACACCGAGCTGGATCCCCTGATCCTTGGTTTGCCACTTCCCTGCGAACAGCTTTGAACCAAAAGCCGCGCCCAGCGCTGCGCCGATAGCCGTGCCAATGCCCGGCAGGGCAGACCCAAACGCGGCGCCCATGGCGGTGCCGCTGAGCGCAGACGCTGCAGCGGTTCCTGCCATCGTGCCTAATGCACCTCCGCCCCAACCTCCCAGACCGCCGCCAATTCCACCTTTTAAGCCGTTAATCTTCCAACCTTGATATGCACCGAGCAAACCGCCGAGGATTGCGCCTGAACCACCCAAAGCGCCCGTAAAAGTGCTGTTGTTCTGAGCCGCTATCCAATTCGCCATTTGCGGACCGGAGTAGGCCGCAGCGGTCGCGCCAGAGGCCATGCTTGACGCGCTGTTTGCACCGGCTCCAAACAAACCGGAAAGGTAGTCATAACCGCTACTGGCAGCCCCTTTCAAACCGCCCCAAAGTCCGTCTCCCGCACCCCAGCCAGACGAAAGCGACTTGCCAAAAGCGGAGTCAGAAAGGTTGAACAGACTTTTCACGGCGCCGAGTACACCACCTACTCCATCACCGGCGGCACCAGCCGAGGCGCCGCTCTGGTTTGCCAGCAGTCCGCCAACGCCAAACGCCGCACCAATCTGCAGGAGAATGGGACGTGTGATTGCGGCATGAGCCAGTTCGGCCAGCAGTTGTTTGAAACCGTTTTTGAGGTTGAGGGCGGTCTCACTGAACCCCTTGCCGATGTTTTTCCAGATGTCGGTAAAGGTGCGTTTAAAACCCTTGCCAGCGTCGTTCCAGGCGTCAACAAACGCACTGTCGACATCCTTGCGAATCTTCTTTAAAGCGTCACTGACGAGGGTCTCTGCGCCCTGGGTGAGTTGACCCCAGGGCGTAGCTTTCACCTCAGCCGGTTTGCTCTTGGCAACCTCAGCGTCCACAGCCGACTGCCGAGACTGACTACCTCCACCAGCAGCAACGGTAACAGCATCCTTGGCCGGGCTCCCCACAAGGGACAGCACAGCCGACACTTTGGTGGAAACCTGTCGCTCAACCATTGAAAGATCGCGACCGGCCGCCAAAGCCTGCGAGCTGTCTACCGTGATAACGAGACGGGCTGACTCGGTCATACTTTTCTCCTTGTCATAAAAAACGCCACGCTGTCGCGCAGCAAACGATGATTTTTGTTGGAGCGCCCGCCATTCACGCCTCGCCCATGACCCGCCCATGAATGGCATCCATCTTCATCAGTGCCCGGGCCTCTTCGGGCTCAAGCTGGCGATCCATCATCCGGGTCCAGGCTTGCATTTCCTGCCAGGTCAGCGGGTCGCTGGTGCGTTTGCACTCCCAGTACAAACCGGCCAGGTAACTCATACCCTCGGGCATTGGCGCGACGTCCAGTTCCCGAGGCTTGTGCCCGGTCAATTTCCAGACACGGGTCAGGTGGTCCCGCACCGATGCGCCAGACCCCGCCACCGTTTTATTGAGTTTCGCCTCGCCCTCCCAATGCGTGAGAAGGTCGTCGACTCTTAAGCGAAAAAACGGGCGCGATCACTCGCCAGCTTCTCGACTTCAACGGCCAGGCCAGGGTTGTTGAGCAACAGCTCGGTAATCGCTTCGGGCGAATACGGAACCGGGAAGTCCCAGCCGAAGGCCAGGGCCGAGCGATAGTGCAGGTTCGCGCGGTGGCTCAACTCGGCCTCTTCTTCGGCGGTGATGTCGTCTTTGGCGCCATCACGCAAAATGCGGGTCGCTTCCAGCAGCGCCTTACGGGCTGCCGGGGCATCGGAGCCCATTACCAGCAGGTTGAAACCACTGGCCGAACCGTCGGGCTTTGGCACTGGCAGTTCCTTGCCCTTGACCAGTGCATCCAGGGTGAAAAAGTCGGACAGGGCGAACGGTTTGATTACGGCAGCTTTCTTGGTGGTCATCTGTGTCTCTCCATAAAAGGAAAGCCCGCACGGTGGCGGGCCTGGTAAGCGAGGTCGATCAAACGCCGGAGCGGGTGATCTTCATGGTGGTGCCAGCCGCGTCGTCGTAGCCGGCGCTGACGGTGTATTGCGGGATGATCGCGCCAGGGCCGCTGACTTGCTTCTGGCCCTGGGTGTAACGGACCTTGGGCAGTTCCAGGGTGTAGCTGTCCGCGCCTTCGGTGAACACGATCTTGTGTGAGGTCGAGGTCTCGTTGAGCACCTTGTCCCACAGCACGGCATCCACCAGATAAGCACTCATGGAACCGGTGACCACCGCGACGCCATTGCTGATGTCGTAGGCTTCGCGGCTGCCGAGGGCAAACAGCGCTTCCATACCGTTGTTGAGGTTGACGCTCCACTCGGTGGCATATGCCACGGGGACGCCGCCTTCGATCAGGTCCAGGTTGGTGGTGACCATGATGTCGGTGCCGGTTGCCGGAACGAACGTCGAGCCAGCAGGCAGTGTGAACTTCTCGGCCTTGGTGCCGAGCATGCTGAAGGTGACGCCGACGGGAGCGTTCAATGGCGAGTTGATCGCCATCGTGCCGACGCGGCAGCCGTGGTAGACGTAGTCCACGCCAATGTCGGTGTGGCGTTCAAGAATCGCGAACGAGCGCTCCACCTTGCCGATGACCAGGGCATTAGCGTCCCAGGTACTTTGCATCGCCGCCTGGATCAGGTCATCGAAGCTCTTGAAAGACAGCTCGACGGCGATATCACCGGCAACACTGTAGGTGCCGCCGCGACTTGGCGGACGCTGGCGAGACTGGTTCATCTCTGCCGTTTCGATCTGGTTGATGGTGGGGGTGAGACCCGCGCTGACAAAGCGGATCGGTTTCCAGGCCGGGGTCGCTGGAATCGCGCCAGCCACCTCTTCCACGTAATAGGTTTGTACGGCCGAGCCGTTGGCAAGCTTGCCCATTTTTTGGATCTCCATAATGAAAAAACCCGCTCATTGGCGGGTGGGTTTGGGGGGTGTTTTCGGGTGAATAAGTGCGCAGGTAAGGCTTTAGCGCAAATGCTGTAGGGGCGACTCATTCGCGATGCGTACTGCCAGTCACCGTCGATGTTGAATGCACTGGCCCCTCGCGAATGAATTCGCTCCCACAGGTTTAAGTTCTTGGCTAACAGGCATTACGACTTGCCTCCCCCGAACCTGGACCGGATAAAGGCCCAGAGATCGGCGGACTTGATGGCACGAGTGATTGCCGCAATGAGCGAACCACCGAAGGTACCCAGCAGGAAGCCGACACCCGCCATATTGCGCGGCTCGATGATGTCGAAATACGCGCTGACCATCCCCGTCAGGTAATGCGCACAGGCAGCGCCAGTGGACAGAAAGATGATCCAGGCCATACGGTCGGTCAGGTCTTCCTTGTGCCACCAACTTGCAATAACGGCGCCGATCAAACCGGCAACTGCCCAATCGAGTTTGTCGAGCAGGCGATTTAAGAACTCCATGCTCGGACCTCCGTACTGGCATGTTGGATAAAAAGGGCCGGTGTGAGCGGCCAAGGGATCTCGTTTCTACCAGCTCATTCCCCACATGGCCCTGTCGCCAAGGCCATGAATGAAATGTTCGGTTCTCCCAGGCACCGGTCGCTTATCCGGTATCACGCTTCCCGCTTCGATTGGGGCCTGCGTGTCGCTTGAATGACGGCCTTTTTCTTTGGCTGTCACACCTGTTCGCAGCTCGCCCCTGTTGGGTCTGCTGGCCTTCTATGCCTGAAGGCTCGGCGGTCTGGCGATGTTAAAGAGCGTTCCGGTTTCCCGAGGCATCGCTGCCTGTG